AACATAGTAGAGGATGGACGGGCTGTTTTCACTAGACTAAAATATGACCGGTCACCTATTGAGGTTGGTCGTAAAACCGATTTATATGCTCAACTTAAAACCTATGCGGACCAATTAGGTGGAGATCCACATGACCATATCAGGAATCTTCTAAGGGATTTGGATCAGCAAAGAAAGGATTATTATAAGATTAAAGAGTTCAAACGTTTATATATCCAGAGCTTACGAAACTATAAAGACATAGTGAGTATGGAGGAAGCTGAAAAAGCATTTCTAGACACTGAGAACATATTAATCTACATTGGCTGTGTAGCTGATTGGATGGTGGCCGGTGAACGGTTAAATATTCTTTTTGGGTTTATATGTGCAATTAATCTTCTTATTTTTGGTGAGCCGATTAATTTTATAGCTACTGGTATGGCGGGTAGTGGTAAGACTGCGATAGAACAGACCATATTCGATATGTTACCAGCTGAGGATATTAGTTGGGAGAAAAAACCCACTGTCGCTGCTATCTTCCGCCGTAGTGAAGAGGACACTCGGTATTATGACCGGAAAATAGTATATATGGGCGACCTTGGAGGGGATAAGGATATGGAGAGTAGTGAGGAAGCCCGTAATATCTTCAAGGAATTGAATAGTGATGGACGTATGAGCCGACCTGTAAGCAGCCCCGGTACGGATAATTGGGTTACTATTGACCTATTATTAGAGGGTAAACCAGCTCTGTTCTATACTACGGTGCATGATTATAAGTTGAACGACCAGGAAGTTAGTCGTGGATTTGTAATATCACCCCGTACGGATAATACACGTATGGTTAATACGATGCAGGAACGACTACGGGCCTTCAAGGGTAAAACACTTAAGAAGTATAAGGGGATTAAGGAGTGTGAATTGAGTAAGATAAGGAATATTGTACGGTTCATCAAGGAATTAGGAGAGGTGACGGTGGTTAATCCTTATCCGGATGTGCTGCATAAGATGATAAGTAAAAGCCCCTTCATTAAAAGGGATTATCAAAAGATTATGATGCTTGCAGAATCCATCACCCTATTGAATTATAATGACCGTAAAAAATGGGAGGATGAGGATGAAACCTATATCATCACTTCTAAACAGGATATTATGTTCCTATACCAGTTATTAGAGAATTATATGGAATCTATACACCGGAATATACCGAATAGTCTGTTAGAATTGCATAAGAAACTATTAGATGAATATAATATTGATATGGAATTTAATGTAGCTGATGTACGTAAAAATAAGAATATAGATGTAAGAAACCACCCCGACCTTGCCAAGGAACTGCGTAAACTATCAGACAGCGGATTACTAAGTATAGGAGGGGATAAAACAGCACATGGAATGAATATGTACACAGCTGTCAGTTTACGGCCTGAAATTATCACACCCGAGAAGGATTTAGTTTTATCTGATGACCGTAAAACAGTGTTAAGTTATGAGCATAGTCCAGAGTTTCTCCAGTTCGTCATTGAACATGAAAACCATGTACCTATCTTAAACATCCACGAATGGGGTTGGAAGGATGAAGGTTACCCTGCATGGGAATTATTTGAACCAAGATATGATATTAAGAAGATTAAGATAGGAATAAAGGATGTGGAAGATAAGGAGGGTGGACAATTAGTGTTTTAGAATTTTTAGAATTTCCAGAATTTCAGAATTTCAGAATTTTGGGGGTTTCTCACACAATGAGTGTTTATTGTGCGTTACCCCCCTGAAACACATTTCACCGAAATTCTAAAATTCTGGTAGTAGAAAATGTATAAAAAGTAATACAAATAAGAGGGGAGGTTGAATGGGATTGGATTTAGAGGTAATACGAAGCTATTGGATGATGGTTGATGAGTTAAGGGAACAGGACGAAATAACCGAACACCAAAAAGAAGAGAGAGGATGTGAGAAAATATGACAGTAGTTGGGAAAACGTTAAACGAATATAAAAAAGGTGAGAAATAATGTATCCAAATCTAAAATTTGCCAAACCTATATTTCGTAAGGGGATGCAACAAACTATCCGAATAATGTCAAAAATTGAGCGTACACCCCGTAATGGGGATATTTTTACGATTCTAGATACAGAAAACAATAATTTGGGATGTGGATTTATTCTTATGGTAGAGGAGTATAGTTTAAAAGACTTACCTCTCAATGTGGTGGGGATGAGCCATGACCCCCGAACACAGATATATGAAAATTTGGTAAAGGACATTATGAAATATTATAATGTTGTTGAAGAAAACACAGAAGTAACAGTTATTTGGTTCCGAATCTTACCTATAGGGAAACTAGGTGAAGAGTTAGGGATAAGTAATGAGTGGTGAAAAATGAAATATTTTAGCATATTCAGTGGCATAGGGGGGTTTGAATACGGAATACAAAAGATTCTGCCATCTACTGAATGTGTGGGTTACTCTGAAGTGGATAAATATGCAAAACAAATATATGAAAGACACTACCCAAACCACATTAACTATGGGGACGCAACCACAATCCCAACAGAAGACCTCCCCGAATTTGACCTGTTGGTTGGAGGATTTCCTTGTCAAGCATTCAGCGTTGCTAGGAAGAAAATGCTCTAGATGTGGATTTGGGGAACATCCCCCTTTCATAAATAATAGCAACAGTAAAGGAGAGATTATATGTCCTTTATGTAGAACAGAAAACCCTTGGTTAATAATAGGAGGGTGTATTTATGAAGCAGGTTAAACCAGAACGCCTCAACACACAACACGCCTGCCCCGAATGCGGAGGATTCCTAGCCGTGTATGGAGATAAAAGGAACGATGAATGGAGATGCACCATGTGCGACACATTCTACACACGGGAATTATTGGTAGAGGATGGTTTAAGGTTATATGTGTTCAGGCATGATTTTAGAGATGTATTAATAAAATTAACTGATTATATACAAGGAGAAAGGGGAGATGATTAAATAATGAATGGTCAAGGGAATATACAGGAAACCAGACTGGCTGAATTAACACTGGCAATATTGTCCTTGGATAAAAGGAAAGACAAGTATCCGGTGTGGAGTTTAACCCGGCACAAAATCAAAAATATGTTAGAGGATTTAACCCGGGAACGGAGCATGATACTAGAAAACAAAAAAGCAGGGATAAAATGATTACTTTTAAACAATTCACGCAGTGGCAGGGTCAATACTGCTGTGTGAAAACAGGAAACCTTGAAATAATAACCACGGATAAACATTTAGGCGTTTTATGCCAATGTAAAGCTTGTTTCTCCGCAGAGTTTTATGACCCTCGGATTTTAGAGGAATACGCAGGGAATAAGAATGGAGCGGGAGTTGTAGGGGGTAAAAGGGATGATAGGGTGGTTGAGAAAATATGATACAATTCATAATCACCATAATAATCCTCTTACTCTTAATCAGCACCATCCGGGAGAATCTGCGTCTTAAACAGGAGATAGAAAAGTTCAAGTGGATGAATAGGGAGTTATCAGAGAAATTATACCAATAATAATTTTTTTTATTTATCCACTATCAGAAATTTGATGGAGGGTAAATATTAGTTTTATCCAAAGAAGTATATATACCTTCCGAAAATTATAGGGGTGTTAAAAATCAGGAAAATAGGACTAACACAAAAAAGAAAACACAACAGGATACTATACCTGCAAAAAAAGTATGAAAAAAGAGTTGATAAAGAAACATGGCGAATAAACAGATACAAAAGCTTCGTAAACGTCGTAAGCACCAATTACATGATGACATCTTGGCAGAAAATAAGGGCAAAAAATATCATCGAAACATTCCCCGAAACACATATATCCAAAATACCCTACACCTACGAGGAAATCGTGACCAGCATCTGCCTATACGTGATGAAAGAGGACGGCAGAGGCAGGGAATTACGATTCAACAAGGACTTCCTCATCTCCATCGGATTAACAAAGAATAAATATGAGGTAATATCCGAAAACCTCCAATCCCTACCAGAATTGCCTGAATAACATTGCCGTATTATATAGTAGAGCAAAGAAAGAGAAGGACATTGGTAAGAATGGACAAAGAGGATACAAACTTCAAAGACCCCAATTACAATGAAAAACTAGTAGACAATAACAAAAAAAACCACTGCCCCACCTGCAACGTACCACTAGTATATGACCATTACATGGATAGTATGAAATGCCTACTATGCGGGTACAAATACCATATAAGCCAGGAACACCATATCGATGAGGAAAACCAGGGGAAACAAGGCTACGCTCATGATGATTACTGTGATTATGGGGATTATGTGGAGGATTGGTAATAATAACCATCTCCTGTCCTGAATGTGAATGTGAAGATTTTTTTTTTGACAGTATCCGGGCGGAATTGATCTGTCTGGATTGTAAATTAGTATTACGAAGCCCGAACTGGTATGTGGGGCTTATGCGAATAGATTATCCCTTGCCATCTTATGAAGAGGATGAAAAAAAAGGGGGATGTAATAATTTAAAAAAAGGAAGAGGGATGTGAATAAGTTATGAGTGCAATACCAATCAAAGACAGAATAATAAGTGTAATACTATTCGGGGCTATAATAGGGATAATAAGTCAGGAAGCCCAGATAACAGCAATAATGGGAGAATACGGGGCAAGTGCCACGGTACTGATAGCCATAGTGTTCGTGATACTACGTGAAATCATAAAAGAATTCGGTTTACAACGTGGCGACCTCAACACCGAAGAAACAGAAGAAAAACAATATGAACCCCAAATCAAGGATTAAACCAAGCCCCAGGGGTGAACTGATTTTGACAAAAGACAACCACACCTTCTGCCGAGAAGGGAAACGATTAGATAAAATCGAAACCGACCTCAAATACGAAGCACAGAAACAAGACGAACTACGAAACATCATCAACGGGAAATTGGACAAAATCTACAACGCCATCAGAGCCGGTGACAACCAAAACACACGATACATCTTCACCACCATCGGAATCTTCATCGGAGCAATAATCAGCCTAATCGGTTTCATAATAGCATATTAAAGAATGGGAGGATAAGATTTGCATGGGTTTTGAGAGAATAGGAGAAATAAATGATATAATCACGATCACACCCTCTTGGCAGGAATTAGACCTCACAGGGAAACAGGCAATTGTGGGTATGGTGGAGTTGGATGATGTTGCGGTTGCAATCCGAACCGATAACACTAATGATGATGCGTATATTACCATACAACCCGGACAACCATTCCCACCCAGGAATTGGCGTTTTGGTATTGTGGAAGTATGAACCGCCCCTTATGAAACAGACCCGACTGTAACCAGCCATTTACAATTAATAAACCACGCCACCACCCTAACCGCGGTGTTAAGTGATGTGCAAGTTGGAATTACCATGACATTAGAACTGGACGATGATTTCAACATACCAGACGGCAGCACAAGACGATTGCTCACCAGCAAACCACCCTTTTACAGAGAGGACTACGAGGAATACTTACGTATCATGAAAAAGAGCGGATTCCAACCACAAAACATCACCCAATCAAAACTCGCATAAAATATAGTGAGAAAAAAACCTTGCAAGACCAATGCAAGATAAAACAAGGAAAAAACAATATGAAAAACAAAGAAACCAGACCATGGGAAACAATAAAAAGAGCCTACACCCACGGTCTTAAAGATGATGACGGGGTAAGATACACCCCCTCCCTGAAAGAGTTAGCGGAGGAGTATGGTATCCCAGAGGGTACTATTTATTCCCGTAAGTCCAGGGAGGATTGGGAGAAATATAAGGTCCGGTTTCATGATAAGGTTCGTGAGAAAGTTGAGAATAAAAAGACAGAACTCGAAGCCACGGAAATAGTGGAAGGGGATTTACTCTGCGAATCCATTGGTCTGAAAGGATTACGGTTAGTGAGTAAAAAACTTGATAAACTTGATGAATTATTGGAAGAGGGAAAATGGGTGTCAGGTTATGAATTGATGAATAATATGTCCGCAGCGAAAACCGCACAGGAAATTATGAAAACCAGTCAAGGCGACGATGTAAACCAAATACGATTAGAAGCCACCCAAGACGTTAAACTAAACATAACCGACCCTGATTTCATGGATGCGGAGCTGGAATTTGCTAATAAACTAATAGACCGCCGATTAGGTGGGACAACCGATTGAACCCCGGACAGTATCATGGGCAGTTAGGCCTGGTACGATGGGGAATATATATAAATCAAGGGGCTTGGATGCCCCGTAACTTTGACGTAGTGATCATCAAATTCTTACAATACGCCCTAGCAGGTAGAGTTAGTAAGTTGATGATTAGTGAGCCACGACGACATGGTAAATCTACTCTGATCAGCCGAAATTTTATCAGCTATTTTCTCGCTTATTACCCCTGGGATGACGTAATCCTATCATCTTACACACAACTATTAGCCTCCGAGTTCGGGAAACAATGCAAAAACATACTCAAAGAATACGGACACCTCACACCCTATAATGTCCGATTAGCAGAAGACAGTAAAGCCAATAACAAATTCAACCTACAAAAACCCTACACCGGCCGAATGCTAGCAGTGGGCCAAGCAGGTAGTATCCTAGGATTCGGAGCCGGACTATTCGTAGTTGATGACCCTATAAAATCACCCAAAGAAGCACGAAGCCGCACCGTCCATGAAAACCTCCAAGAATGGATAATGGGAGTAGCAAAGACAAGCCTAGAATACAGGAAAAACGGATTACCACCTATTATGGTGGTCATAGCACAAAGATTAGCCACCAACGACCTACACGGCATAATATATGAAAACGAACCAGTAATCGAAGCAACAGAAGCACTCACCACCCTAGACCAAGGAGGAAACATACCCGCAGATACATGGGTGAACATTAACTTCCCCGCCCTCTGCGAAGACCCCCACTCTGACTTGGTAGGTCGAAAGGAAGGGGAAGCCCTCTGGCCCGAAATGCGACCAAGAGAATGGCTACTCTCAGAACAGAAAGCAATGGGATCCTACCTCTTCAACGCCATATACCAAGGAAACCCCCAGGAACGGGAAGGACCCGTATTCAAACGTGAATGGTTCCTAGATGATAAAGGCGACATCCTACCCTCACTCTTAACAAATAAAACAATATTACCAAGTAAACTCAATGAAATGAGATACTGGGACTTCGCAGCATCCGGTGAAGATGGTGACAACCTAGCAGCAACACAAACCGCCTACTACCACGACAACACCAACAACGAAAAACTCCTAATAATCCGGGACTTACTACACGGACAATACAGCAGCAACCAAGTCCTCAACAGATTCACAACCACCACCATCAAAGACGGGAAAAACTGCAGGATAATGGTAGAACAAGAACCCGGAAGCATGAGCAAACTACTAATAACCAAATTCAGACGACTACCCGAACTAAACGGGTACCCCCGAATACTAAGTGACAAAGTACGGGATAGTAAATTAGACCGCTCCTTCGACTTAGAAGTCATGGCTGAAACAGGTCGTATACGCTTTGACACGGATACAATGCGTAAAAAGACGATAATGAAGATAATCATGGAATTAATAGGTTTCACCGGTGAGGATGGCGGTGAAGATAACATAGTAGACACCCTAACTGGCAGTGCCAGGTACTGGGAGCGACCAAGACGGAGGATTAGAGTATAATGGGAAAAAAGACACCAGACGCATTTATAATCACAAAGGATGATGGAGATTGGGATTTAGTCAGTAACTCTGTCCTGAGCCGATACGCTCTCAAATCAGATACAAGTCATGATGAGAGTAAACAGATACAAGGTGATGGATGGGATTATGAAGAGTTTTACGAACCATTATACGACCCCGAAAGTCTACTGGAATTATTAGAAGTGAACACCTACCATGCCCAGTGTGTGGATGTTGTAGCCCGGGAAAGCAGTGATAATGGCTGGACCATACAACACCTACCCGAACAGGAAGGATCAGAACATGAAAAAGACCAAATCAGAGAATTTGTCAAAGGATTAAACCGGAACCTCAACCATCTCTTATACCAGCGAACTTATGACCGAAGGAGCATGGGATATGGGGCGTTGGAAGTAATCCGTGAAGGACGGAGCAAAACACCCATAACCGGATTAGACCACATAGCCGCTCAGCACCTACGCCGTCACAGGGATGGTTTCAGGGTAAAGCAACAAATAGGATTAGAAACGGTTTGGTTCGTGATATATGCTCGTAACAAGGTTAATGGTAAATTAGTGGATGTTCATAAGGATACTGGGGAAATATACCCATATAATCGGTTGAAACCAGAGGAAAGAGCTAATGAACTACTCTGGCAAATGGACTACACACCCAAATCAAAATATTACGGATTAGCCAAGATAGTACCCGCAATACCCGCCATACACGGTGATACCAGCCGAGCCACCTACAACAACGCATTCTTCAAAAACTATGGAATGCCCGCCTTTGCCGTTACAATCTCTGGGGATTTTGAAGACTATGACAAAACACCAGACGACCCCGAATACGATGTAACACAAACCCTACGCTATAAAATCTCACAGCAAATCAAAGACGTGATGAAAAACCCGCACAGTGCCGTTACAATCCTCGTACCCTCCGAAGGGGAAGAGGGTAATGTTGAAATCAAACTACAACCCCTCAGCATCGATACCAAAGAAGCAGGATTCCAAGTATACCGTAAAGATAACAGGGATGAGGTAATATCCGCTCACCGAGTACCACCCTATCGGATAGGGATAAATGAAACCGGGAAGCTTGGTGGTGATAATAGTGAATCCTCTACTAAAATCTATAAAAACAGTATATTAGAACCCATCCAAGGAGAGGATGAAAATGATATACAGATGCTCATTGAAGAAATGTTCCCCAATCCCGACTGGTATTTTAAGTTGAATGAAATTGATGTGTTCGATTTACTTAATGATCTCCGGGTTGCTGAAACTCTTTTGCGGAATGCTAGTATGACACCGGGTGAGATGCGGAGGTATTTTGGTGAGCGTTTTGGTTTGGAAAGTGTTGATAACCTTTATTTGGATGAGTTTTACTTGAATAATGTTCCTTTGGAGCATATATGGAACCCGGATGGTATGATAGACCCTCCAGGGGCGGATACTGTTCTATCTGGTTTGGAGGATGAGTTAGTGAAGATCATAGACGATGATGATGTTGTTGTTGAGGGTGATGATGAAACAGAGAACGAAACAGAGGATAGCACAGAAGGTACAAGCAGGAAGAACGCTTTTAACAGGCTTACAGAAAGAATACGAAATGCGGTTAATATCAGAAAAAGTATTAAGCACTAAATTACGATTATTATTCACATCCGCAGAGCGTAAAACCCTTAAACTCTTCCTACTCAATTTTGGCGACCCTGATGTAATAGCATATCAAGCCTATGAAATACTAACACCCTGGTTCGATATTGAAACCCGATACAACCAAACCATCCTCTACGAAACCACCAAAGCAATGCAAAATGGCCGTAAAAGCACCATCGACCTTATAAACCTCCAACGAGAACCACTGGGACAGTTACGCCAAGTCGATTTCAGCCCCGAAATATACAGTAATTTGAGAAGGCAGACATTCACAGCATCACAACACACCCTCAACCGTGTGAAAAACAATATCATGACCATTTTAAGTGATGGTTACCAGAAGGGACTGGGGATAAAGGAAGTTGAAAGAAACCTGATAAAAGAGTTCACACGGTTACGAGGATTTGAAGCCCAACGTATAGCCCGGACAGAGATAAACTCCGCACAAAACATGGGAAACTACCAAACCCTCCAAGATTTCGATGTGGAATACCAGCAATGGTGGACCGGTCAAGATAACCGGGTGAGAGAAACACACCGAGAATTACATGGCATGATAACACGGGTGGGAACCATATTCCCTAATGGTCTATTCCACCCCGGTGACCGTAACGGCCCAATTAAAGAGTGGATTAACTGCCGATGCACCGGTGTGCCTTATCTAATGCCATTAGGCTTTATGCCACCATTAGGAATGACCACATTCCATGAAAGCGACATTATACCCATACCCAATTTTAAAATCCCCGAGATACAAATTAAAGTTTAACTATTTATAATTCATTTTTTTTTAAATAATACTATTTTTAAACCTTTAAACCCTAAATAATGGAGGTGAAATTACGATTAAAAAACAAAAAACAGACAAACTACTCCCCGCATACCTCGTGGAGAAACATAAAGACCATATCATGTTCACCGGGACAGCAATGATACCCGGAGAACCCGACTGCGACCATCCACAAGGTGAAAAAATCCTCACACCACAGAAAATAAGTGATTTCAGAGAATCCTACAAAAACTATGGAATCATCGACAAAGAACACACATACCTAAAAAACGGTGAAACAATCGGAGAACCCGTAGAAGACTACCTACTACCCGGAGCCACAAAGATGACCAACGTACACGGAGAGGAAAGAACCTATCCTCAGGGGACTTGGGTTGTTAAGAGCAAAATAACTGACCCTGAATATATGAGATTAGCAGAGAAAGGACAGGTAACATACAGTCCTACAGTAATCTCTGAGGAAAGAGCTAAAGAGTTAATAGCCAGCAAAGACCGTGTACTCATCAAAGACGTTCCCAATCCAGTGGTATATACGTTAAGTCTTACCACGAATCCTTGTATTGATAATAGTTGTAGTGTTGGTAAATCGGGCAATGCAAAGAAAGCAGGGAGAGTGTTAAGCAAAGAAAACAAGAGCATACTTGAAAAAGCACGTGACATTCTAGATAATCTGATAATGAAGGTCAGTGATGTTGAAGAAAATAAAGGTGATAATATGACTAAAAAAGATAAGAATGAAGAGAATGAAGAATATGTGACTAAATCTGATTTAGAGGCGTTTGGTGAAGATATTGTGAAACAATTAATCGGGAAAGCCAATACTGGAGCTAAAAAGAGAGATGAAGAGGCTAAAAAGGAAGATAAGCCGGGTAAATGTCCTAAATGCAAATCCCCCATTAAATCCTCAGATAATTACTGCCCCAACTGCGGGGCTAAAATAGGCAAACCCGATGGAAAAGAGCCTAAAAAGGAAGATAAAGAAAAATCCGGTAAATCCAAAGCCATTAAAAACCATGACACCGGTAAACAGGATACTTCCTTCAAATCCGTTGAATTTTACAGTGGACGTGACCTGAAAGGCCGACCAATTAAAAAAGAATAAAAATAGGAGTTGATATGTTATGTCAGCAGCACATAAAGCATTAGAAGATATAGTTTCAAATAAAGCATCCGTTCTGGCGACCCAAACCTTTAACAAGGCAATATTAAACCCAGAACAGGCTGGTAAATTCATAAGAGAAGTAACACGTGATCAGGTGGTCTTGGCAGAAGCCAGCGTACCCACCATGAGGTCACATACAAAGAACTTGGATCGTGTAACCCTTGATGGACGTGTCTTACACTCGGGATACGATGCAGATGGTTACACCAGGGAAATACCAGATGCGGATAAGGTTAAATTCACAACCTGGCAGAACCAGCTGGTAGCGGTCAAACTCAAAACCCAAGCCGAGATCGAGGATGATGAACTTGAAGACAACATAGAAGGCAAAGCATTCGTAAACACCCTATTATCCCTCATGGGAGAGGGTATCAGTGATGACATGGAAGTATGGGCATTAGGAGCTAACAAGGACGAAATAGAGAGAACAGAGGATGATTTACTCAGCACAACCACAGGATGGCTGCACAGATCAGCATATAACGTTTACGACCAGGACATGGAAGATGGAGAGGATGTTGAAGCCTTATTCAAAGCCATGCTCGACCTTATACCAAAGAAATTCCTGAAAAACAGAAACAGCTTCAGATTCGGTGTGCCATTTGAATATGAAGACTTATACCGTGATATGTTAGCGGATAGGGAAACTGGTTTAGGTGATGAAACAATCCAAGGATTCAGACCCCTCACCTATCGTGGAATCCCTGTTAAGCACGTGCCATCCTTAGATGATACAGGTTTACAGGAATTAACCGGCAGTCCCGCTGCTATGCTCTACAAACCTGATAACCTTGTGATGGGTGTTTTCAGGCAGATTGGAGTGGAACCAGCTCGTCATGCTGCTAAGGAAATGACTGAATGGGTTGTTACTATGAGGGGTGATGTGAATTTGGTTAATGAGTTCATGAATGTGTCTGCGTTCCCTGAGTTACCTGATACTGACGCTGGTTCTGGTTCTGGTTCTGGTTCACCATAGAATAAAAAATCCCTTCCCTTTTTTTTTATAGGGGTATTCCTTTTTTTTTAAATATTTAGGAGTAAAAAAACAGTGCGACTAAAAATACCCCGGATTCTACATGGTATCTGGTTCGGTGATGAACTACCTGAAAAACTCAAGTTCTACCGGGAAACATGGAAAATATCCATGCCCCACTGGAAACAGATGCTTTGGACAGAGGATAACCTCCCCCGGCTACGTAATCAGGAGGAATTTGATAATGCAGGTACGTATGCTGAGAAATCTGATATAGCACGGTTAGAGCTCCTAGAAAGGTATGGGGGTATATATGCTGATATGGATTATAGTTGCCAGCAATCACTACATAAATTCATATGGGATACTGATTTCTTTGTAATCTGCGACGCACCACTCTGGATA